GCGGCTGAGTTGAGGTAGTAGTTATCATGCCACTCGCGCGAATTAATGGGCGGGATGGCATCCATCACCGCGTCCAACGCCCTGTGTAATCGAATACGTCGCTCCATGCTATTCCTCTCTCACCACACCGACGATGCTAGCCCTCAGTGCCCCGGTGTCGATAAGTGGCCGGTCGCTACCCTTTGCAGCGATGGTGGCGGGCTTATTAGGGGCCCACCCGTTACGGCCGTCAGTGAACCATGCTCTACAGACGTTCTGCCCTTGCAGCGCTGCGCGCAGCATTTTCTTTTTCGCGCCCTCACTGTCGCCAATCAGTGACAGTTTGATGGAGCCATTGATCTCGGCCGTAATCTTCTGCTTATTACCGGCAGCGTTGATGGCGGGCTGTAACACGGGTCGTGGCGGAATCTTATTGATCGGGCTGCCATGTGTGTGAATAAAAAGCAACTCGGCATTGGTAACATCGCCAAGAGCTGACTTCTGTAAGTAAGCTTTTTTCTTCTTGCTGTTGGTCTTGGCAGCCATACCCAGCAACATCGACGTACGCTCGCTGGCCGACGCCGCTGGAACACCCACATACGCCGCAAGTTTAGTCAATCCGGCAGCGCGCTTCATCATCGCAGCAACGCCGCTCTTACGAGCGAACTCGATCTGTGGTCCTGTGGGCATGACTTACCTCATCAGCATTTAGCTTTTCGTGTCTTAGCTCCACGAAGTGCTATTGCACTCCGCTCTTCTGAAGTCTTTCTTGCCCACGCAATCTTACTGCGCTCTCCTGTTTTTCGCCGTTCTTCTGGGTCTTCATAACGACGGCGATTACCAGCGCTTACATTTTTTCTGTAATCAGGATTTTCCGCATAAGCTCGAATCAGTGTTACGGACTTCTTAGCGCGCTCGACTGGATCTTTGTAAAGCTCTGTAAGTGTTGCGCTCAGTGTTTTTGAAATCTTTGCGCGAACTTCTGGTCTTCGTAGGCTTGCAGTAATCGTCTCACGGTGAACAGGATTTGCCCACGTACATTTTGATGCTCTAGATGTCTTAGAGCGTTGCTCTGGGTCCTCATATCTCTTTTTATTACCTACTGTAGCCTTCTTCGAAATTACTGGGATGGCCTCTGGATGCTCTACGTAGTAACGTGCCAATCCAACGGAGACTTTCGCGCGGGCCTCTTCACTTTCGTAAAGCTTCTTCATCTTTACAGAGTGCTTTGCGCCCTCAGCGGGATCTGTAAAACGGCGGTACTGTCCAGCTGACATCTTAGATCGTGACTTAGAAGAAAAGCTAGTCTTTTGATTGCCACCTATCGTCAGGTTGTATCCACCAGGACCAACTAGGTCGTCAATGAATGTGTGAAGCTTTTTAATGTAATGCATTTCTTTCTTATTCAGCAGTTCTACAGGACCAACCCATATTACTTCGGCAGAAAACTTCTTTATGCCATACTTTCTAATTGCGCAGTGAACTGGGTACCTAGATTTTTTCTCGAGTGCTGCGACTATGTGGGACTTCCACCGCACATCTTCAACTGTGTTGACATTTTTATGCTGGCCTACATAGCCCTTACCATTAACAAGATTACGAATTAAGTAAATACAGCCTTTCAGCGCTTTCTTCATCGTGGTCTCTTTCACGTCTCTAGAAGTAATCAAGGAAACACGGCAGAGATTTCCGTGCTTGTCGGGTCGCGAAGCCCTATCCTTGAATGCCTAACTTACCAAATCACCATCGGCCCCGCGCCAACTGCGCGCGCCATTGTGGCCAACTGCGCTCCATATGTCGTTGTCTGAAAAGTTCCCCAGTCCTTGAGAGAGTCTAGAGCTTGGTAAGAAACTGAAACGTCTCCCACACTCTTACTTACTTGAACACCGCCAAAAAGTCCCTGGGCAGCAATAGAGGCACCATTGGGTTGCCCGCTGGTGAAGGCTTGCACCTCGACCGGCCACGTCGCATAGAGGACGTCGTCAGTTACCGTAGCCGCCGTCAGCGTGATGGTGTTACCGCTGAGGGTGTAGGCCGTGCCCGGTACCAGGAACGAACCGTTCTTGGTCAGCGCCTGAAGCGTATTCCCCGGAGGCACGGCGCTTAGAGTGTAGACCGTACCAGGCACCGTGCCCGAGGGCGTTTCACCGTGCACGGCAGTTTGCAGCGTCTCGAAGACTTCGCTGCTATCCGACTTTGCATACAGAGTCAAGAAGTGGGCGATGTAGAGTGCAATTCCGACCAACCATTGTTCTTGCCACCGCTCAAAAACCAGTGACGCGTAGGCCAGGTTCAAGTAAAGCAATATAACGCCCACCGGCACTGGAGGCGACTGATACACTTGCAACGTGGCGGTACCGCTGGTAGCTAGGGCCGCTGTGCTCAGGGTGATCTCATTAGCGCCCAGGCCGCAGATGACCGTACCTTTGGGGAACGTGCCCCACGCCTGAATAAACTGCCCGTAGTCCAGGCCGTTCATCGAGGGTACGGTGACAACCTTGGAACCGAGCGTTGTGCCGCAGCCGCTGAGCGCCGTCGGCAACCCGAAGAACTTCGGATAGACCGCCTTGAAGTCATCAAGGCAGTACGGCGGGTTCTGGCCAAAGACCATGTTGCTGGCACCGTAGAACGCCGTACACACGGCGTCGTACTCCTGGCCCGTGCCCCATGCTGTTTGGAGCCATGACGAAAACGATGGTACGTTGCCGCAGCTGCCCATAAGTCAGTCCTTTCAGAGGCGAGCGACCCGCCGCGTCTAACGACGGGCCTCTACTTTTAGCCCTTCCGCGAACCAGTAGCCCTGACCTGCCCAATGCGTGCCGTGGCCGGTGGTTGAGCGGGCGTGAGTGGCTGGCCGCCGAACGGCGCCTTGGGCGCTACTTGCTCGGGCTCGGGTGCTACCTCGACAGGCGCTTCGGCCGTCTCGACGGGCTCCTCTTCAGGTTCCGCCTTCTTGGACTTCTTCAGCGCCTCATAACCCGGCATCAATGCGGGCGGCGTCAGGTTGACAATGGAGCCGTCCTTGATACCCTGCTGGAATGTGGCGGTGTCCGCTACCCAGAACGGCACCTGCTGCGCGACGAACCCGGGCTGTGCAAGGAACTTGCGCGTACCGCCGTCGACCGTAGCGGTAAAAGATTTTGCCCTCTTGAAATGTAGTGACATCATTGGAACTACTGGCATACGTGGCCTCCTTGAGCCGTGTTTAGAAAAGTGCTGCACAGCGGACCGTAAAGTCCCGAACGGGGCGCGGCGGTGGCAAGGAGTACACCTCCTCGTCCCGCGTCGCCGGCCCGCTGTGCAACCTGGTGTTGAAATAGAAAGGCCGCACCGGTTAGGATGCGGCCTATAGAAACTTGGATGCGGCTACTTCGGAGCGTACTTACCGAAGTACTTTAACTCCCCAGCCCTGCGTGCGGCGATGGCTTCTTTGAGCTTATTCTTTCGAAATGATCCAAGCTGAATTTGATGACCATCTACTGTTACACGAGCCTTCCACCTTTGGCTAATAGTCTCCCATGAAACTCCACGCTTACCACTTGTATTACTCTTGTATAGTTTACGTGTGTTCCAGTTATTCTGTCCATTAGTTGCCGGACGAAGATTGCTCCACTTGTTATTTGAACGAACGCCATCTTTGTGGTCTACATCATCAGGTGGCCATATACCCTTCATGAACAGGTATGCTAAACGATGTGCATAGTACGGTTTACCAAAACAGTAGATCTGAATATGGCCACTCTCTTTGAGAGTCCCAGCTACCATGCCTTTTGGTACCGTAGCACTTCGCTTCACTAGCCATACAAACTGGCCTTTACGGGGTTGATACTTAAGAACGCCACGCAGGCGCTCTAACTCAATTGTAACTAATGCACGATCACTCATACATTAATTATATCGTGAAAGAGCGCCTTTGTGTGCGTTACCTGCATGCCTCAAATGCCATCGAGGTTGTAGGCAGTTGTCGTTCTCTTGTATATGACCTGGCTGATACATCCAGCAAAGAGTGTCTCGTACGCACCGCCCGAGCGGGTGGTGGGTACGGTCATGGCCTGGGTGAACGGCTGCGGGATCTTCAGGTACACGGACTTCTTCGAGTTCTTGTAGAAGAAGGCGCGGTTCAACCCGTTGCCGCCTGAAGGATTGCCGGGCGCCGCTGTGTTGCCGCTGCCGCATCCGCTGATCCACGGATCGGGGAGGAAGTCGATCTTGAACTTCACGCCGTGATGCGCT